GAATTGGATAACCGCAGGGATTTAACTGCAACAGCCCGAGCCGAAGCCGAAGCGCGTGAAATTGAATTGGCAAACAGAGCATTGGCAATTGCGCATCAGCGTTATCAATTAACTTTGCAAACCCGCCAAGGTTCATACGAAGAAGGCTTTGCAAAAAGTGCAATGCGTTTTATACGCGACATGCCAACCGAATTAGAACAAGGTGCAAAAGCATTTGATTCATTAATGGGAAACATGGAATCAGCCATTGACCGTTTTGTTAGAACAGGCAAGATTGGTTTCAAAGACCTTGCCAAAAGCATCATCCAAGACATGATTGCTATTCAAATGAAAGCGGCGGCATCTAACTTTTTAAGTGCCATGTTTGGTTCAATGTTTGGCATGCGTGCAAACCCGTATCAACCAGCCGCAATGACAGGCGTTCCGGGTTACGCGGATGGTGGTTCACCTGCCGTTGGACAACCAAGCATTGTTGGTGAACGTGGTCCTGAATTGTTTGTGCCACGTACAGCGGGAAGCATTATTCCAAACCACGCATTGTCTGGAATGGGCGGCACAACCAACGTGACAAACAATTACATTAATGCTATTGACACCAAGTCGTTTGAAGAAAGATTGCTTGGAAGCCCTAATGCGGTTTGGGCGGCAAATCAATACGCCGGTAAATCATTGGCAGTGAATCGAGGTCGAGCATGAGTTTCCAAACCATCTTTGAAATACAGCAATCCATGACGGTGAATAATCGCCGTACTGTTGGACAACAAGTGGCGCGTTCTGGATTTATTACAGTTGCGCAATACCTGACCGCAGTGCCTTGGGTGTTCACAATCCAACCACATGCGTATTTGTATTACCCACAAGTTCGTGACGTTATCCAAAGCATTGACAATTTGGACAGGCAATTGCCCGAAACTATTACGTTCAATAGTTCCAATTTATCTTGGTTTACCGAAATGCGCGGTACGGCTACGGCGGCTACTTTAAATGGTGCGCCAGCGGCTAATACGCAAACGCTTGCGTTAACGTCCAATGGAACATTTAAAGCGGGTGATTTTATTATGGTTAGCGGTTATACATACAAAGTAACGGCTGACAGTGCGGGTTCATCCGTAAGCATTAATCGTCCCTTAATTGGTACACCAGCATCAGGAACAACTGTTTACATTGGCAATGCTTGCACGTTTACAGTTGTTGCTGAATCATGCCCAACATATACATTAAACCCAATGACGGATGGTGCGTTTGTTCAATGGGATGCACCATTTGTTTTCCGTGAGTACATAACATGACAACCATAAACGCCGTAACAGGCTCACAAATCAATCACGCAGAATTTGTAAAACTAACTGTTGGCACAGCCGGTACGGTTTACACGTTCTGCAATGCCGCCGCGCCCATTACAGTGGGTGGAATTACGTTTGTTAACCTTGGTGCTCTGCTTAATGTTGGTGACGTACAGCGCGACATTAAAGCAACGTCTGATGACATGACCATTGCGTTGACGGGCATTTCATCCACAAACATTTCGCTTATTTTGTCAAACGACATTAAAGGCTCATTGGTGGAAGTTTGGCGTGGTTTCTTTGATTCGAACAATCAAATTATCACAACGCCAACAACGCAGTTTTTTAAACGCTATCAAGGCATTATTAACAGCGTTGCCATTACCGAAGATTTCAATACGGAAATGCGTACACGCGTAGCAACGTGTTCAATTTCATGTTCGTCCATGCGTCGTGTTTTAGAAAACAGATTGTCAGGCGTAAAAACAAATAAAAGCAATTGGCAATTTATTTACGGCACAAGCGAAACGTCAATGAACAGGGTATCTGAAATATCCAATACGTTCTTTGATTTTGGTTCGCCTCCCAAAACACAAACACAAGCAAGCGAAACAACCACAACTTTGGATTCAAGCGAAACTGGTGGCGATTAAAAATGATAAGACAAGCAACAAGATATGACATTCCAAGATTGTTAGAAATTGTGGAGGCATACGCGTATGAAAACCCAATTAAAAAACTTGGTGAATCGCATAACCATTTCCCCCGCTACGTTGAAGAACTATTGTTTAGCATCATTCAAGGTCGTGGGTTTATTTTTGTGGACACGCATCTTAGAGGTGCAATCGTGGCTTATAAAAGTTCTAACATTTGGTCACCCAAAGTAAAAGAATTAAATGAATTGCTATGGTGGGTTGAACCCGAACATCGCAATGGAACAGTTGGTGGTCGGCTTTGGAAAGCGTTTGATGAACGTGCCAATGCCATGTTAAAAATGGGCGAAGTGGATTTGGTTTTAACCTCAATTTCGGCAAATGGTCCATTGATTGATTACACGCGCAGGGGTTATAAACCAGTTGGCGCAACTTTCGTTAGGGAATAAAAATGGTTTCGACACTCATTGCGGCTGGCGCAAATTATTTGGTAACAACGTTTGGCATTAGCGTTACAGCGGCTACATTTGCCGTTAGTTTTGCATTGTCACAAGTTGTTTCTCGCATATTTGCTGAAAACCCAGAAACACAGCAAGACATGGGTGTACGCCAACAAGTGCCCCCCAGTGCGGTTAACGCTATACCAGTGGTGTACGGTGATGCCTATATGGGCGGCACGTTTGTGGACGCGGTATTAACCACAGACCAAAAGACGATGTATTACGTCTTGGCAATTTCAAGCATTAGCCAAGCCAATGCCACATTAGGAACAAGCGCGGGCGTGTTCAATTTTGGCACAACCAAAATGTACTATGGCGACCGATTAATCACGTTTGATGGGACTGATTTAACCAAAGTGGTTAGCCTGACAGACGAAGCGGGTAACGTTGATACAAAAATTAGCGGCAATTTGTACATTAATCTTTATAAATCATCCAACGCGGGTGTTATTACGTCTGCAAATGGCGCGTCTGCACCAAGTACCGTTATGGGCGGTTCAGACATTGCTGTTGCGCAAAGATGGCCTTCGTCTAACAGGCAAATGAACAATTTGGCTTTTGCCATTGTCAAACTTGTTTATAACCGCGATGCAGACACTACCCAATTGCAACCAATTACGTTTAACGTAAGCCATTATCCCAATGGCGCAAGCGTTGCAAAACCCGGTGACGTTTGGTTGGACTACATTACCAATGTGGCATACGGCGGTGCTGTACCACCCGCATCTGTGGACACTACGTGCGTGGCTACGTTAAACGCGTATTCAGACGCAACCATTACTTATACGCCGTATGGTGGTGGCTCACCCGTTACGCAAGCGCGTTACCGCATTAACGGCGTATTGGATGCGGGTCAAACAGTGTTGTCCAACATTGACCGCATTATGTCGGCTTGCGATTCTTGGATGACATATAACGCGGCATTGGGTCAATGGTCGGTGGTAATTAACAAAGCCGAATCAGCATCGTATGCATTTACTGATAACAACATCATTGGCGATATCCGAGTAAGCGCGACAGATATTACATCGTCAATTAACCAAGTTGAAGCGCGTTTCCCGTTTAAAGAAAACCGCGACCAAGCATCATTTGTTAATTTGCAAACGCCAAGCGGATTGCTGTATCCAAACGAACCAGTAAACAAATATTCCATTACATACGATTTGGTTAACGATTCGGTTCAAGCGCAATACCTTGCCAACCGATTGCTCGAGCAAGCGCGTGAGGATTTAATCGTTTCATTCAACACTACGTATTACGGCATTCAAGTTGACGCTGGAAACGTTGTCAGTGTTACCAATTCTGATTACGGATGGTCAAGCAAATTATTCCGCGTAATGAAAGTAAACGAAGCATCTTTGCCTGATGGTTCATTGGGTGCGCGTTTGGAATTAAGCGAGTACAACGCACAAATTTATGATGACCAAGACATTACGCAATTTACGCCTGTACCCAATTCAGGATTGTCCGCGCCTAGTTATTTTTCATCATTAGCCGCACCTAATGTTACTGGATACCCAAGCGCAACAGTTCCAAATTTTAGTGTTTCTATTTTTATTCCAGTTACGGGGCGTGTAACTTTTTCAAATTTGTTTTACACAACAAGCGCAACGCCAACTTCGGCTGATTGGCGTTTGTTGGGTACGGCTTCAACTAGCAATAGTCAGCCCGTAACAAACAACACTTATTACACTTTTGAAAATCAAATTCTTTCTGCTGGAACTTATTATTTTGCTTATTTAGTTGGCAACGATGTTAGTCAATCTGTATTAAGTTCAAGTAGCACAGCATTTGTTTGGTCACCTACAGGCGGGACTACAGGTCCAACGGGACCAACGGGAACAAGCGTTACAGGCCCAACGGGTCCAACGGGATTTGGTAGCACAGGTCCAACGGGTCAAGCGGGTTTGCAAGTTGCAAGACCTGCGGTGTATCAATGGGCATTATCAACGCCAAGCATTTCAGGTTCATCTACATACACATGGTCAAGTGGTGCATATACAGCCCCAAGTGGATGGTCAACCACAATTACAGCCGCACCTAGCGCGGGTTTTATTCTTTATACCGCAACTGCTACTGTTACCGATGTTGCTACAGCAACTAGCACAACTTTCAGTTGGACAACAGCAAGCATTGTTGTTTCAGGTTATGCGGGTACAAACGGCGCAACTGGACCTACAGGTGGCGCTGGCGTTACTGGTCCTACAGGCGGCGCAGGGGCATCATCAAGAATTATGTATGCTCGTATTGCAAGCAATCCAACGCCCGTATCAGGAACAGTAACTGTATCAGGCGATAACCGACCAACAGGCTCAGAAGGTAGTGCCGTATGGGGCGCGTCATTTAACGTTACATGGTATGCAAACGACCCTGACCCATCAAGTAATAATTCATTGTATCAAGCAGACGGAATTTATAATGGTTCAACAACGTCTTGGTCAACGCCTTACATTTCCGCATTAAAAGTTGGCGCGTTGTCTGCTGTATCTACTAACACAGGCAGTTTAACAATCAGTGGCACGTTGCAATCAAATACTGCGGCAATTAGCGGTACAACCATGACGGGTTCGGGTGGTGTACTTTATTCATCAGGAAATTTTGCATTTGGTAACAGCACAACCAACATTGCATTTAATGGTTCACAAATGACCCTTAATGGTAATGTTGTTGCAACTGCAAACATTAACAGCAATGCCGTTACAAATTCAAATAGTGCGTACACCGGTGGAGGCATCAGCATTTCCAAAGATGCGGCAGTTGAAACTACTGTTCAATCCGTTGTTTTAACTTGTAGCGGTGCAAGGGTTTATTTTGCTTCATCAGGTCGAATTGAACTTGGCTATAACACTGTTGACAATGTTTACGAAGATGTTATTGCCGTTTTATACATTGATAGCCTTGCGCTTGATTACGCATGGAATAACATGAACTTTTCCTATAGCGGAATCCCTGCGGCGGGTACATACACATTTAGCGTAAAAGTTCACGTGGCTTCAACTTACACAACTGGTTCAAATGGCATTGCATCTAGCCGTTCAGTATTTGTTATGGAAACAAAACGATGAAATACACAATTTATAAAATTGAAACTGGGGAAATTCTGCGTATGGTTATTTGCAGTGACCCTGAGGAACAAATTTCCAATGGTGAAGCCTACATAGACGGCGAATATTCAGATATTTATTACATTGTTTCAAATGGGCAAGCAATTGCCAAACCTGTGGCTAATTTTGATGTGGATGCCGCTTCGATGCAAATTCGCATTAAAAGAAATAAATTGTTAACGGCGTGTGATTGGACGCAAGTTAATGATGTACCTGAAGCAGTTAGCCAAAAATGGGCTACATACAGGCAACAATTACGAGATATTACACAACAACAAACTTTCCCCGTAAATGTTTCTTGGCCCATTGCCCCCAATTAAATTAACGGCTAAAATTTATAAAAGACAAAACACCACTAGCCCGCAAGAATTGCGGATGTTCTATCTAAGTTTAGGGAACCGCTATGGCGATTTTCAATAAAAACACTCTTGCTCAAGTCAGCGGGTTTGACAACCCCATTCTCGCGGGTGAATTGGTTTGGGACCAACAAACGTACTGGAATCTCACGTTTACCAATTCCGTAACTGGCGCACCAGTTAATTTGACAGGCGCAACCATTGACGCGCAAATTGTCCGTCGTCAATTGTCTAATATTATTGATACA